CAGTAACTACTGAATCTGATGTATGTTGTACGTCAGCCTCTATTTGATTATAATCTGCAGTAGTTTCAAATATCTGTACTGTAAGATCTTTTGTTCCTAGGTTATGTGTTACTGTATATGATGTTGCTGCACCATCGCCAATTGTTGTTGCATACTTTCTTGCAATATTGTGGTAGTTTCCGCCAACTTGACCAATTTGCCAAACATCAGATGTCTCGTTCCAAAGAATTTCAGCATCTGCTTCATTTCCACGCTCTACAAGAAGTCCAGCATCTGCTACAGGAGTTCCTGTTGCATTACTGTTAAGCTTTACCTTATTATCTTCAATGTTAATCTGTGTGGTATTTACAGAGTTAACTGTTCCTATTACATTAAGGTTTCCACCTACTTGTAAGTTTCCAGTAATTTCAACATTGTCTGGCAAACCAATTGTTACTGCTGCCGACTCTCCACTATTTGGAGAAACAGTAATTTCATTAGCTGTTCCAACAATTGTTGCTACATAGTCTCCAGTTGTATCAGTTCCAAGTGCTACTGAATTCGGCTGAACTGTTGTTGTGATTGTTACGTCACCAAGATTTGTCATTGTTGCAGAACCAGTTACATCTCCTGAAAGAGTAATTACTGGGTCTTTGTTAAGAGATACAGCTCCTGCTGTAACTGTAAAATCTGTGGAGCTAAATGAAGCAACACCTTTATTTGTATAGGTCGCATCTTCTGCAGATACTGTAATTGTATTATTTGTTACTGCTACATCAATTCCTTCTCCGCCAGATACAGTTAATGTATCTGAAAGTAGATTTACTGTATCTGTTCCAGTATCTCCAGCAATTGAAAGGTTTGTGGCTACATCTGACTCGCTTGCAGCAGTTAGTCTACCCTGTGCATCAACTGTAAACGATGGAATCTTTGTTGTTGATCCATATGAACCAGCTGTTACTGCTGTGTCATTTAATTTTAGTGTTGTTGTTCCTGCTGGGTCGTTGTAAGTTGCAGTAAGTGCTGTGCCTGCTAGTACGGACGAACCAATGACATCTTGAATTACTTCAGTAGAACCAGAAGCTGGTGTCCACTCTGTTCCATTATAGAAAAATAGAACGTTTGAAACGTTGTTGTAGTAAATTTGACCTGAGACTGGATTTGATGGTGCTGATCCCAGGTTTTGAATTCTTGCATTTAACAGCTCATTCTTATTAAGGTCTAAGCTGACCGCATATTTTCTTGCCATTTCTTCTTCTCCCTTTTAAGACAGATGTGCTGTCCCTGAAAATGGTTGAGCCATTGTCAGTGTAATTTGATTTATATTGTTGTAATCTATACCAGTTTCTAGTATATCTCCTGCGCTTGTTTTTACTGTTACGTTGGGATAAAAACCCAAATTGTGCAATATTATAACGCTATATGTATTTGCAATAGGTCCAGTAACTTGTGAAAGTTCCCATGAATATCTAAATGAATAGTCCGTAGGTGGGTTATTTAAAATATAGTTTTGTGCACCTACCCAAGTCTCATCACTTGGTTTTGGTCCATAAAATCTTGTTGTAACAACATCATAAAAAAAATCACCAGTTAGTCCAAGGTTATTGGAAGGTGATCCAGAACCATTTAAAATAGTTCGTCCTCTTGGACCTTGTGGGCCAGGAGTTGATATTGTTACTTTATTTAATGTTTCTTTAACTACTACGGATTCAGCCATTATATAGTCACCGATCTATTGAGAGTCATAAAACCCTCTAGGAGTTTTATTTTGTTCCCGTTAGAATCGACAACCATAATGTCATATGACGATTTTGGATAAAAGAGTTTGTTTGTTTGAGTTGGTGTTAATTTAATAGTTAATTTACCATTTGGTCCATCAATTACAATTCCACCAGATGGAGAAGTTAAAGTTACTGCTAACTTAGCTCCACCTTTTGTATCACGTATCTGCATTTTTGCAGATGCGCCAGTAAGATCAATTGCATTGTTACTTGAATCTTTATATTCTGTAATAAAGGTAAAAGTTGCGTTTTGATCTACTTCAAAGTTCTTTTGTCCTGCCATTTGCCATAGTCTCCTAAATAGGAATACTCCTGTACTAATTTTAGCACAGGAGTATTTCTAATTGACTACTTATTAAGCCTTGTTTGTGAACCCAAAACTCTTATCGTTAGGGTTTAACGCTTTTAGGATAACGGGTGCAACTGCTGCTACTCCGCCAAGCAAAAGGTCTTTAGGATTTGTATTTCCAGTCATGTAAAGAGCAAGTGCTGCTGATAGGAATGCTCTTCCGTAGCTTGATAGTGCTGATAGGATTTGTTCCTGCATTGTTACCTTTCCATCTTTGTTTAAATCTGCTTTTGCAAATTTAGCCATATTGTCATCTCCTCGTGGGCGGGTTGCCCAGGAATTTTCGGTTTACCCGAATACTATAATTTTACCACTATGCTGAGATATCCACAAGTTCGCAGTTTCCATCAGAGCTACACGCAAGCGTAGCATTTGTAGATGTGCCGTCTTCTGTTTCATAGAAAGAAAGATCTTCCCATCGTATATTTTTTGGCATCTTGGCAAGAAGCTCTTCGTAATCTCCTTTAGTTACCTCTTGGTAGGGTGCTTGCTTGTAAGAATGGTCTGAATGGGGGAGGAAAGAAATTCCAGACACTTCATCAAAGTGCTTATATACCCATGCGCCAACTTCCATCCACTCTTCTTCTTTTACTGAAACTGTAATTGATGGCTTATGTTCACACCATGCACGTTGATAAACTAACCAAGTATTTAGATGATCTATGGCTGTTAAATCATTTCTAATAATTGCACCTTCTGGTGCTTTTACTGGAAATGAAAAAACGTATGTGTCATTTGGCTTCATGACATCATCTTCTACTGGAATACCAACCTCTTTTAGAAATACAGAAATTGGATCTCCTTTTGATCCTCTAACTGTGCGAATATAGTATGGTGAATGCCAAGGGTGCATTCCTGAAGATACTCCTACGAGCTGTGAGACTGTTCCAGAGGGCTTAACACATGTAATTGATGCAGATGGAGTAATTCCAATATTTTTTGCTTCAATTGCATTTGTCTCCCTTGCCTTTGTCCTCATTCTTTGAAGTATGTGCTCTAGTCTAAGCATGTTGTCTTTATTAATAATGTCTTCATCATATACTAATCCTCCGCCTTCTGTTAATTCAAAAGAACCAGCAGATCTAGCTTTGCCAGCAAATAGCTTGTTGCCAAACTGACCAGTTAAAGAAACTCCAAGAAGTCTTTCTTCTTCAGTATTTTCTCTCCAGATATCACGAATATAATCAAAGTTTGTTAAAGTAGATTGCCATGTTCCAAGAATTGTGGCTAACTTAACTTTGTGAGTTACTGACTCTTCATCATCATTCTCACGTATAACAACCTCAGATAGATTGCAAAACTGATACGGTCTTAAAATAATTTCAGAACAAGGATTTGTTCCATAGTGAATATTTGGGTCTCTGCCATATTTAGCCGCTTGAGCTTGTGCTGCTGCAACATTGTATATGCCTCGTTCTCCAGATTTTGAATCATATAAAGATTTCCATTCTGCAATAAATTGCTCCATATCTGGTTTACGTGAGTATGCAACAGAGTTATTTGACAATGCTCTTTGAGTATTAGATTCCCACCAATTTCCAGCTTTTGCGTGTGCCATTTCAATATCATTAATGTTTGAAAGAGAAATCATGGCTGACCTGCGAACTCCTCCAACAACAACAACTTCTCCAATTTTACACATTATGTCATGAGCTTCAATTGGCTTAAGGGCTCTGCCCGCTGCGCTTTTAAATTTTGAAATTGTAAAATCAAAAAGATTGACTAATGGTTGTGGGCCTGAAGATCTGCCGCCCATTGTTTTTAAACGAGCACCAGCTGGTCTTACATTAGTAACATCTATGGATGGAATCTTTCCGTCCCAAAGATTTTCTAGCAATGTTCTATAAGCAGTTGCCCATCCTTGCTTTGAGTCTTCAACAATTATTACATCGTTAGTTTTTTCAAATTCTAGTGGGACTGGTGGCAATTGGTTAATGTACTTATATTCAACTGAAAATCCTACACCTGTTCCACACATAAGAACATACATCGTTTCATCAAATGAGCGGGGAGAATCAACTGGTAAGAAAGCACAGTTATACCCTGCAACATTATCTCGTTCTAACGCTGATCCAGATGTCATTAAAGCTCTCATAGACGGCATAACGTTTCTATTATATACAGCATCCTTTAGATTAGATACAAGTATTTCATCTGGAACATAGTTAAAGTTTTTATTTAAATTATTTAACATAAAATTAAAATATCTATCTACAGTTTCTTTCCATGTTTCTCGCCTATTGTCTTCTTCTACCCATCTTGCATATCTTGATAAAGCAATAAAGTTTTCATATGGGTTTTCAATTGTATTTGCAGATACGCTTGTATCTATAAGTTGTAGTGGTTTTTCAGTAAAATAAGACATATACGACCTTTTCTCCGCCTTGCGGTTTTAATTTTTAGATGAAGTCCTAGTGTATCAAACTTTTATTTAGTGGTCTAGAGGTTAAAAATATTTTTGTAAATCTCACATTATGATATTTAATTATAGTCAACTAGCTTGACAATGTCTATAAATCAATGTTATGATTATAGTTCGTTATCTCTAGAGGAGGAAATGCCAATGGAGAATATAAAACAGCAGTTTAGCGATTTAGTTCGTGACTGGACAGTAATTATAGTGACAACACTATTTTTATTTTCTGGAAGCCCAGCTAATGCACTTACTGTAGAACCTTTAGTGAAAACTGAAGCCCAATTAAAGCAAGAAGTTTTAGATAGTTTTAGTAAACAAGTTTACAAGCCATCTGAAATGCTTACAGATCAAGAGTTGGTAAAATTACTTACGACTGTAGGATTCGAAGGGGTAGGCCTTAAAAAAGCTTGGTCCATAGCAAAGCGTGAATCTAATGGAAGACCGCTTGCATATAACGGGAATAGGAATACAGGAGATAGTTCTTATGGACTATTTCAAATAAACATGATCGGAAATCTTGGTCCTGCGAGACTTGAGAAATTTGACCTAAAGAGTAACAAGGAGTTATTCGACCCAGTAACAAACGCAGAGATAACGTACTACATGACTAATGGCGGCAGTGATTGGTCAGCTTGGAAGGGTTTAACCCCAAGAGCTAAGGAATTTTATTTAAAATTTCCGACAAAGTAAAGGAGATGGGATGAAGGTACAGTATGTATCAGCCTACATCTCCATGTCAGAAGAAGGGTTGGTTGAAAAGCTTTTATGCCCAGTAGACCAATCCATTCTTTTTTCAAACCAAAACCTTTCAGACGAGATATACTTATATTGCTTAGAATGTGATTACACTAAAAATATCGGAATTTCTACATATGAAGAAATAGTTAAGGCGGTTAAAAGAAATGCAAAAATGTGATTCAGTTTCCTGTACATGTGGTACAGAATCAAAGCCTATGCAGATAACAGACAGTATGGGGAGAGAAATTTTTTGGGAAGATTTGGGAAGGCCAAATGAGTGACGAGCAAGTAAATTTAGAAGATAACCTACCCATGGTTAATTATATTATGTTACACCGAATATATGATGTGCTTACGTTAATTGCAAATAACTTGGCGGGTAGTGAAAGTACAGAAAAAATGGTAGAATATCATAAACAGGGCTATCTATTAGGACCAGACCCTTCATACACTCCAGGAGAAGAAAATGAATAAAGACAGAGATTCAGTAATTGAATTAATGACCAATGTTTATCAAAATGGTAATACAATGATGTGTTTGCAAGCTGGAATGTCAGCAGAAGACACAACAGAAAAGGTTACTCAAAGTAGACCAGCAGTTCAATATTTAATGAGCGCAATTTTTGACAAGCTAGACGAAAACAATATATTAGTTGAAGAATAAGTGATATAATTGATGTATGACACCTAAACATTTTGGTAAAGTAATGCAAACTCCATACTTTAGAATGGATCAGCAAGTTCTGTCAAATTGTAAGTGTCTTGAGTGTAGAATAGAAAACCTTTTTATTAAATTTTTTAATAGAAAGAGAACTAAATAGTATTACGTAAGTTGAGATAAAACTCCTTACGTATGCACGTAAGTGCTAAACCCATTCGGATCCGCCTCTGAGTGGGTTTCTTACTTTCCTAAAGTTCTTTTAAACCAATATTCTTTATCAAATACAAAGCCAGTTGTCATATATCTAACACCATTAGTTACTTTTTTAATTCCGTGTAAATACTCTTCTCCTCCTGGATGAGATATGAGCATTCTTGCTTTTGGCTTTAAAGTTATTCCTTGATTTGGATACATAATCTCTCCACCTTCAAAATTATCATTATAATACAGTACATAACCCCTAGTTACATGAAGACTATCTCCTCCATCATGAGTGTCTGTATGGGGAGGTAGAGCCCATTTTTCATTTGGTCCGCTATTAATAGTCATTCTTTGAATCATGTCTACCGCATTGGCCATTTCGTTATCGTTATTCATAGTTGCTATAATTCTTAAATTTATTTTAGATAAAGTTTCTTTTGCGCTTTCTGTTAACTCTGATTTGTTGCCATTTTCAAAAGCTCCTGGGTCTCCAAACCAGCAGTCTTCGTTTATACAGTCATTCATTATTATTGAACACTCTTCTTCGGTTATGAAGTCTTCTATCTTCCATATATCACCAGATATGTATTCTTTATTTAGTTCCATATGATTACTCTATCCCAATTGGTGTTGATATAGTGAAAGTGCGAAAAGTGCGGCGCGGAAGAAGAACCTCATATATCTCATAAGTCTTCTGTAGCCGATTTAAGCCATTTTGAGGATGCGACCCATACTCAGACATCAAGAACGCCTCTT